CAGAAGTTTGGCGCTTGCTCTGTGTGTGGACGGGCGCTGACTGACGGTGACAGCATCAGCCGTGGCATCGGCCCCATCTGCGCAGAGAAGTACGGCTGGTGATGCAAAAGCCCCACAAAAAAGTGGGCTACTTATTGCCGAAATCAAACAATGTGTTAAAGTAACCACCACTGCAATCAGCAGGAACATAGAGGAACATCATGACATCCACATCAGAGTACAGCAAGATTTTTGACAGCGGCATTGACTTTGCCGTTAACGCAATCAACGAGCATTGCGATACCAACTTCAAGTCCTTGGCGGAAGCCATCATTGCCATTCAGGCTTTGAAGGATGCGGCACAAATGCACTCTGCCACCAAGGAGGTCGTATGAACGACGATCTGGAATTTGCCATCAAAACCTATGAAGATAGCCATGCTATCCGTGTCAGTCCCCACGAAGACGGCGTATGGCTGGGTCTGGCTATGTCAGGCTGTAACGCCTACACCCACATGACCAAAGCTGAAGCCCAGCGGCTGATTGATGCACTGACAACCATCGTGGAGGCGGCATGATTAACTTCATTTTGGGCTTTATTTTTGGTGTTGCCGCCTGTACCATTGGGTTCACAGGCATGGCGAACATGGCTGATAAGGGAGTGACCGTAATTCAGGGAACCTTAAAGAAGGCGGAATAAAATGCTTGCTGATGTCTTCACTCTGGTAATTGTTTTATTGATTGGCGGATTGTTGGGCATCAGCGCCCTGTTGATTTTCATTTACGCACTGTGGGCAATGCAAGACCATGAAGCAGATCGAAGTTATCAGGACTCAGTACGGAAGGACAAGGGGAACCCACGGTGAGAAAAAAACTATTGTCGATTGCGGCAAGGCATATCGGTGCAGAACCTGTGGACAACTTTGGACAAATCGAACCAAAGCCGACAACCACGATTGTGGAGGACATCTGGAGCGTGGAATACTGCCGCCAGCACCCTCAGAACGCCTCTGAAGCCATCAAATCCCTGCAAACCCTACTGTCGGACAGGGAAGAGCAGGTAGCGGCTTTAAAGCATGCCATTGAAGACATAAGGAAGTTGCTTGATGAACGCATTTGACACATCTGGGCGCAGTTCGATAGCTGTTGAGCTTGAGGGGAAGAAAAGGAAAAGCCGCAACGTGACCAAGGCGGTGGAGATGAAGAGGGCTGTGGGCGTAGACCCCGGTCGCCTTTGGGGGTTGTCCTCAAAATGGGACGAGCGACTGGCATCCGACCCCTCATACAACCAGATGACACGCATTCCAAAAACCAAGTAAACTTCAGGTTAAAGGAGCCGTTGAAATTATTATGGCAACAACCAAACCAAACCCCGTAGGTGCGCCTTCTAAGTACACAGAAGAGATCGGCATCGAAATCTGCGCATTACTTGCCGCAGGTATGCCAGTTACGAAAATAGTTCAACTAAAACACATGCCATCACAGCAGACTGTGTATACATGGCTACGAAAGCATCCAGAATTCCTTGAGATGTACGAGATTGCACGTCAAGATTTGGCGCACACCATGGCGAACCAGATACAAGAGATCATCGACGAAAAGCCATTGCAGGTGGTGGATGACGCAGGAAACATCAAGTACGACGCTGGGAGCATTGCTGACAAGCGCCTGCGCATGGATGGGCGCAAGTGGTTGGCGGCGAAGTACCTGCCGAGGGTATACGGTGAGCGCACGGTGGTGGCTGGTGACGAGAACAACCCAGTGGCGCACAAGGTGAGCTTTGATGCGTTTGACACGCTGATTGATGCGCTTGAAACACGCAGACAAGCGAAGGCACATGGCTGATGACCTCATCGAACTGCTCAGAGACGACTCAGTCAGGGAGCAATATGCCAAGCTTCCACCAGAACTCAGAGCCGCCTTTGACTGGCGTACCAAGTGGCTTGCCAAGGCTCATGACCACCAGATTGCCCCGCCCGGCGACTGGTGGAGTATCTGGCTCCTGCTGGCTGGTCGGGGGGCAGGGAAGACAAGCACCGCCGCCGAACAAATAGGCTGGTGGGCATGGACAGAACCTGAGACCCGCTGGCTGGTAGCCGCCCCCACCTCCTCCGATGTCCGATCCACCTGCTTTGAGGGTGACTCAGGACTGATTGCTGTGATCCCCCCTGTGCTGGTGGCTGACTACAACAAGACCGCCCACGAGCTTCGCCTGATCAACGGCTCCCTGATCAAGGGCATCCCTGCCAGTGAACCTGAACGCTTCCGTGGCCCACAGTTCCACGGCGGCTGGTGCTGTGTCCCCGGCACAATGATTGCCATGGCTGATGGGTCTCAAAAGCCCATAGAGTCCGTGGCTGTTGGGGATATGGTTATGACTCGTCACGGCGCTCGCAAAGTGCTTGCATCTAGCATCTCAGGCAATCCTAATGACTTGGTGGCTATCGAATGTGGCGTGACGAGCTTGACAGTAACTGAGGATCATCCGATACTTGTTGCAGACCAGTGGATTCCTGCTGGTGACATCAAAAAGGGTGACGAGTTATGGGCTACAAGTACATCAACGGGCGATACGCCCACAGGGTCATCTACGAGCAATGTTTTGGCCCGATCCCAGCAGGATGGGTTGTGCATCACAAGGACGAAGACAAGTCCAACAATGATCCGAGCAATTTGGAAGCAATGCCCAGAAAAGAGCATCAGCGCCTGCATGCAACTGGCAAGGTTAATTCTGACAAACAGCGTCAGGCGGCGGCTCAGACACTTGCAAAGCTTCGTCACCCAAAAGACGCTCAATGCATTCAATGCAATGAATTGTTTGTTTCGCACTCTGCGGGAGAAGCTGGCAAGTTTTGCTCAAGAGGTTGCCTTGAACGCTGGAGGAGCAATCGCTTCATCCCAGAGCAACGCAACTGCCTCGTTTGCTCAATCGAGTACACCGCAGTCAAGCGATTCCAGAGATACTGTTGCAAAACCTGCAACAACAAGTCCACCACAAGGACTTATCGAACTGAGGCCGCTGGAGGTACAAAGCGTCGAACGCTTGCCCAACTCGTTGACTTACAACCTGACAGTTGAGGGCGAGCACGAGTTCATTGCCAATCACATTGTTGTTCACAATTGCGATGAGCTTGCCGCATGGGACTACCTGCAAGAGTCGTGGGATCAAATCCAGTTCGGTGTGCGCCTTGGCTCCCGCACCCGCCTGATCTGCTCGACCACCCCCAAGCCCAAAGACCTGATCGTCGAACTGGTGGGCAGGGAAGGTGACGACGTGGTGGTGACCAGAGCAAGCACTTACTCCAACATTGACAACCTTGCCCCGCAATTCAAGAAACAGATTCTCCAGTACGAAGGCACAAAGCTTGGGCGGCAGGAGATTCATGCCGAAATTCTTGACCCTGAAGACTCAGGCATCGTCAAGCGTGAGATGTTTAGGCTGTGGCCCAACGGCAAGACCTTCCCCAAGTTTGAGTACATCGTCCAGTCCTATGACTGCGCCAGCAGTGAGAAGACGCAGAATGATCCGACCGCCTGCATCACCTTTGGCGTGTTCAAGCCGCTGGATGGCCCGATGTCAGCCATGGTGATCGACTGCTGGCAAGAACACCTGCAATACCCTGACCTGCGCCCCAAGGTGATTGAGGAGTACGCCACGGTGTACGGCGAAGGCAAGGATGCCAAGCGGGTTGACCTGATCCTGATTGAGGACAAGTCGGCAGGCATCTCGCTGATCCAAGACTTGCGCCGTGGTCACCTGCCAGTCGTACCGTACAACCCCGGTCGTGCGGACAAGGTGCAACGCCTGAACATTGTGTCCAACATCATTGCCCGTGGGCGTGTGTGGATACCCGAGTCCGACATCCGCAAGGGCTACGTCAAGACATGGGCTGAAGGCTTTGTGAGCCAGATATGCTCCTTCCCTGATGCCAAGCACGACGACTTTGTGGACGCTTGCACACAGGCTTTGCGGTACTTGAGGGACGGTGGCTGGATTGACATTGACGGTGCGCCACCAGAGCCTTATGATGAGGATGACTATGCGGACAGCCAGAGGGGTAAACAAAAAGGGAACCCTTACGCCATGTAACCTACACAGCAGGGTAGCTCAACGGTAAAGCACTCGGTTCATACCCGAAGGATTGGAAGTTCGACTCTTCCCCCTGCAACCATCATGTAAACATTCAGGCAAAAACTTTACATGACACCACGCTCATGTATATAATCTGACGCATTATGAACACATCCCTTGATCTTCCACCGCCCAGAACCTCTGGGTGTATTGTCAGCCCGGTAGACGGCCTGCCTTGGAAGCAGGAGGACGCAGGTTCAAATCCTGCCACCCAGACCAAACGATATTGATCCCCTTACATGGGGATGCGGCACAGACGGTGAGGTGCGACAGACTGTAAATCTGTTTGTCTTCGGGCAGAGTTGGTTCAAATCCATCCATCCCCACCATGTCCAGTTGGTGAAATTGGTAAACACAGCGGTCTTAGAAACCGAAAGCTGAAGGTTCGAGTCCTTCACTGGACACCAAAACTCTTCTTGACACTTGTTGACACCTGTTGACGAATATGTA